GACACATCCCCCGCGGCAATCTGACCGTGAAGGTACACCCGCAGGGCTTCCGTGTTCCCTTCCGCGTTGGCGGCGGTCAGGTTGGTCCCGTCCACAAAGGTGGTGGGGGGAGTGTATGCCATCACTTTACCCGCATGTACATAGCTTGAAGGGTTCCGGCTTGGGTGTCCAAGCGGGCCGTGGATGCCACGGAATCATTCCGCACAAGGTAGTTGGCCCCGCCGGCATTGTGGGCACCAAACGGTCCCGAGAATACTACACGCAACCCGTACACGGTCACGGATGAAGGGGTGGGGGCATAGAACCAAGCCCCGTCAACACTGGTCCACCCCACAGGGGTGTCAACCGGGGTTGACGTGAACTTCCCATTGTCAATCAGGTCACCATATTCCAAGGCGTTCTGTACCACGGACGTGGAACTGCAAGCGGACAGGGCGTTGCCACCCCTTGTGCCGGTCACAACCGTGTTGAAGTCGAGCTGTGAAGGGACGTTGACAAAGTTTGTCAAGCCGTTGGACGTGATGTCCCACTGTAACCAGAAGGCCCAACACCCGTATCCACTGAATACGTTGACGGTTCCACCGCCGGACTGTGGAAGGGTGAAGTACAAGGCCCCGCCGTTCCAAGGCTTGGTTCCTTCCCACCGCGGACGCACGGACAGGTCCCAATACACCCGCAACAGGTGTTCATCCGGGTTGATGGTCCACCCGGCGGCCCCAAGGGACAGTACAGTGTCCGCCGGGGTGCCGTCCTGCACCACATACGGGGCCGCTCCCGTGGACTGTCCTGTGTAGGTGTTGTATGCGGAGTGCTTCCACAGGTTGTACCCAATGGTGGTTGTGGCCATTTCGGGCGTAATAGGGCGGCCCGCACCGGTCTTGAACTGCGGCAGGTCAAAGGCCGCGTCCCGCGCGTTGAAGCTGTCCAACGTGCCGGACTGTGTGAACTGTGCAAACCGGTCATTCAGACTCGCGGCGTTGATGTCATCCCCGTCAAGGACGGGAGGTTGCGTCAATCGGGACATTCATCTGTACCTTGCGATGGCAAGCCACCGGTTGTTCCACAGGTGGGCAAAGGGCATCCGGTCCCCACTTGAAGTTGTGGATGCCGCGTCCTGTGACTGTTCCGCGTCCCGCCACTGCAACACCAAGGACAAGTTGCCCGGTGCCATCAACTGTGAACCGAATATGCGGCACTGTTGGTGGTATCCGCCGCCGCGGCGTTCACCGATGTTGACCCCGTTGACCAGGATACGCATACCCATATAGTTGGGCGTTCCGGGCCGTCCGTCGTTCAAGCCGTATGAAAAGATGTTGTTCACATAGACGTTGGCGGACCACTCCACAAACAGTGACCCGCCCTTGAAGCCGGTCAACGTGGTTTCCACCAAGGTACGCCAACCGCCGCGGGATGTCTGAATAGTGCTTGATTCCCACGCGGCGGCGGGCACTCCCGTGTCTACTTCGTTGGTCTGTTCGCCGGTGCCCACCCGTTCATCAAACCACACTTGGTGCAGGGCGTAGTCTTTCAACCGGGCTTCATCCACAAAGGAACCCGGCAACTGTGTCCGGTCCAAGGTGGTGATGGAAGACTGTTGTGCCCGTAGTTCCTGGTTAAAAAGGTCCGGGGACACAGACCGGCCTTCCCGGACCTGTGATTGCGTCCACTTCTTTGTCATGCCCGCACCCCTGCAACCACGCGGGTGCCCTTGGTGGTGTATTCGTATTCGTACCCGACCAACACCAAGTCTTCCGTGGTTTCCATTTCAAAACAGAACCACGCGGCAGACTGATGGGCAACACTGAAACGCAACGGCACCAAGCGGTCAATCCGATACTGACCGGTCCCAAGGATTGTGGCATCCATGGTGGTCTGTGGCGTACTGTCCGGGGACTGTGCCGTGTACGTCTGTTCCAAGGTGGGCACCAAGGAGAAGTCTTTATAGTGCCGCATGGTGATGGAAGGGCGGCCCGTGGTCATCACCCACAGTGTCACATATGACACCTGTTTCTGTACCTGCGGGTCTCCAAAGGAGTGCCACGCGGAACGGTACGCGGAAACCGGCGGGCCGTTGTCCACAAGGGCCGGTTGCGGGTCCGCGTTGGAGTCCTTCCCCAAGGTCCGTTTGGCACTGATGACAAACAGGCCGCGTTGGGACTGTGTGCCGCCGGTTTGACTCCCTGTGTGATGGCCAAACACCACAGTGCCGTCAAACAGGGTGGTGATAGCTCCAACCGGGAAGCCGGTGCGGGTTGTCCAAGCGGACAGGGACTCCGCACGGGTCAAGCGGTCCACGTGAAGGACAAGGCCAAGGTTGGGCCGGTCATTCCCGTCCACCGGGATGTACAGGTGATATTCCCGCGTCTGTTCCGAGAAACACCCCACCGCCTTGGTGTGACAGTCCATAGTGATACGGCGGATGATGTCATCCTGTGGGACGGTCAGGTTGATGACTTCATTGACCGCACCACCGGACAGGCCGCCCACCACTGCATACACCCCGTCCACCGCAAGGAAGACAACCCCAAGGCCGGGGACTGTGGCTATTGAATGGGGTGCCCGGCACGTCACACCTTCCGTCAACGTGGTGGCCGTGAACCCGTCCTTGTAGTTGCCCTGAATGATGTCAATGCCGTTTTCACGGAACACCAATAGCGTGTTGTAGTTCCCAAACAGGGCCGTGATGGACCCGCCACGGGCGGACAGTTCAATGAAGGCGTCCGCGGCAAACTGTTCAACCAAGCCGGCGGTGGAGTAGTACAGCACACGGCCATCTTCAATGCCACCATCCAACCACAGGCACCCGGAAAACAGGGCGGAAAAACGTGCCCTTGGAGCTGGAAGGGGACCTGTTGCGATTGCCGGGGCCGGTTGGCCAAGGTTGGCGGTCAGGACGGCATCAAAGAACGTGGGTTCCACGTTGTTCCTGATGATGTCAATGAAGTACAGGGACGTGTCCCCCTGGTTCACATAGTCGTCTGAATAGTTGGTGGTCCGGTACAACTTCCGCGCCACAGTGCCCGCGGGTCCGGTGGGGATGTCCAAGGCGCAAGCGTGACGGAACCCTTCCGCGTCCTTTTCAAGCCCCCACCGCACACTGTTCAACACACTGGTTGGGCCTTCTGACCCTGTGTCCGTGATGAAGGACACAGACCAACCAAAGATAGCTTCCTTGTCACCATCTTCACCGGTGGTGTTGTTTGCAAACCCCAACCCCCACCGCCCACCATCAGGGATGCCCAACCCGTTGGACGGGCACCACAGGGTCACGGCACCGTTGCCAAAGGCGGAAGGCGGCCCAAACCCCGGCGGCTTCCCAATAGGCTTGACCACCCGCGGTTCAACAGGGGTGGGGAGTCCGTCAAACCCAAACGGGCGGATACACTGCAACGCCGCGGACGCATTGTGTGAACCGTTGGGGAGTGGCCACGGGTTGACCAGGACGGGCCGGTCAACACCATTGGTGATGACAGTGCCGTGGCCTGTGTCGGTGAACCAGGACCCGGCATCCGTTGGGGTGGGGATGTGTCTGCCGGATTGCAAGGTCAACACCTGGTCCACCCCATCCGATTGGAACAACAGGTGCAGGTTGCCGTCCGCTTCATACAGGACGTGTTGACGTGCCCCGCCCGCAATCCCTTGGGTGCAGTGCAGGGCGTACACGGGGCCGGTGTTGGTGAAGGGCAACCAACTGGTTGTCCCCGGCTTCCACGGTTCGTACCCCACGCGGGTTGACCACCCGCCCGTTGTTTTGTCAATGACAAGGTTGTCCGCCCTTCCCGCGTCCTGCGGGTTCTGCGGCAACTTGGTGGAGACTCCACCCGCCAACGGGGTCTGGTATACCTGTTGCTTCATGGCGTGAACGTCAACTTGCCAAAGGGGTTGCGGACGTACCGGTATCCGGCAGTGGGGCTTCCTTTGATGATACGACGGGGCACGGCCTTCAAGTATGCTTGTTCCATGCCCTTGAACAGTGTGTCCTTCTTCCGGGCGTACACTGCGGACAGGGCGGGGTTGTCCACCTTCAAGGTCAATGACTCCAAGGCCGCGTATGCAATCAGTTGGGCGTATGCGTGGGGGACCAACGGGGCATCCTGGTCTTCCTGCAAGCGGGACGGGTTCACCAACATCCGCACGTTCAAGTCCTGGTCCTGTGACACATGCGGGTACAGGTTGATGGACTGATATGCCGCGGACTGGTTCCACTTGTACCGCACGGCAGACGTGTGGAACGGTTGCGTGGACAGGTGGGAAAGCTCCAACCGCGGCTTCAACACCATCCCACCAAGGGTCGGGTTGTCCGGCGGCACGGTGTCCGCTCCCGTTGTCACGCCTGTGGGTTCAAGGGGTTCCGTGTGCCGGATACGAACCGGGGCAAGGATGCCGGCTTCCGGGCACGTGAAGTAATACCGCCGCCAAAGGCCGGTTTGCGGGTCAAGCGGTTCCGGCTTGAAGTTCAAGGTTTCCGTGTTTGTCAGGTTGTACGTGGACACCTTGGAGAAGGCGGATTCCCACCCATCAGACACGTCCCGCCGGTACACGGGGAAGTTGGTAGCGTTGGGGCCGGACACGTTGACCATGTACACGTTGATGGTGCGGATGCCTTGACCAACCCCGGATACCTTGGTCACGCCCCGGACGGTGTTTGGCCCTGGAACCACGCGGCCTTCTGTCGGCAGGTACGCTTCAATCGTGCCCAACAGGTCCGGGTCAAGGTTGGCGTCTTCCAGTTCCCATTGGGATAGGAACATAGCCTTGGCCGGAATCCCCACGTGCGGGTCCGCCACGTTCTGCACTTGCAGGCAATCAGACGGCAGGAACACTTCCCGCCGCCGCAGGTTGACCGTGTACGTGCCGGTCAAGCCTTCAAAGGGCCGGTCAATGAAGGCGGTGGTGCCGTTCTTCACCCATGCCAACTTGTGCCGGATGTTGAACCCGCCGGGAGTAGTCCCGGACAGTGTGGCCCCGGTGAAGTTGGACCCCGGAAGTACCTGACTTGTGGACACCGGGATTGCCGCACCCGTGACCTGGTTGGAACCGGCGGTGAAGGTGAAGGTGAAGGTGGTGTCTGTGTACACCTTCAACCTGCGGTCCTTCATGGCAAAGTCCCACGGCCTGTCTGTTAGTACGCGGGTCTGTGAGTCATTCAGGATGGACACCAACTGTGACCTGTATGCCCCGTTGGTGGGGTCATAGTCCAGAAGGTTGCCCACAAAGTCTATCAACTGTCCAAGGTTCATGGGGTCCATCCACAGAAAAGCCCCGCACCCGGTTTGGGGTCCGGTTGCGGGGCAAGGGTCCGGGGAAGACCCCAAGGAGACTCAGAAACGCTTGCACACCATGACTTCCGCGGTGTTGCCGCTTGCCGTGGTCAGTGCGACGGCCACCACGTTGGGAAGTGGCTGCGCAGAACCAAGCGTGGGGTCATACTGTGCCGCACCAACACGTCCGGCGGTGCCGGTGGGGGTCAGTGCAGACCCCGCGGCGGAACCGGTGGTGACGCTGGCGGAAGCCACATAGCCCGCAACCACAACACGGACCTGTGCAGGGTTGGCGGCGGAACCGGTTGCCGTCTCGATTGCCACACCAATGGTGGTTCCGTGTCCGGCGGCGGCGGGTGCCTGCACAATGAACAGGGCCTTGTCCGCACCGGTCTGTCCAACATCCAGCGCCACAAAGTCACCGGCAGTAATGGCACCGGCGGCAAAGAAAGTCTCCACCTGTCGGCGGTTCATCGTGTCCGCGGCTTCACCGGCATCAAGGAACTGTACAAGGGTAGAAGTTGCCATTGTATTCTATGCCTCTGCATCGAGAAGAAGGGAGTGGCTTGCAAGGTGTCCCGTCACGAGCTGCATCCTACAGAACACCATGGCCGCTTCCGTTGCGGTTCCGGGCACGGGCATCATTTCGGACACGTTGAAGAAGCCGTCAGTATCAACATAAAGCTGGAACTGGTCAGAAGACAGAAGATAAGCGGAAACCGCTTCCCGTCCGCCGGATACGGCACTGTTGACGTTGAACCCAAGGTTGGGGTCCACATAGATGCGGGCACCACGGTACGTTGGCACCATGTCCTGGTTGAGTCCCTGCCGGTCACTGACGGACACGTACTGAATACGGGCATCCATCAGGGCAAGGAAGGCCGCGTAGCAGGAAGGGGACATCAGCATGATGTCAGGAGTGCCGCCGGACGGGTTGTAGAGCTGTGACTGGATGAACAGTTCATCCAGGTTGGCAAGGGTCAGGGTTCCGCCGGCATCCACAAACTGGTTGAACCAGTTGCGGTCACGGTACGTCACCTTGGACAGTCCGCCCACACTGTTGGCCTGTGTGGCCTTGGCACGGGCTTCAAGCCAACCCGCGGTGTTGGGTGCAAGCGTGTCAACGCCGCCTACACTGTTGCCGGACCCGTTCAAGGTCTGAAGCGTGGTCAGTTTGGTGGAGTTGCCCGCAATCACCTGTTTGGACACTTCCTTCTTCAAGGACAACATCACGTTTTTCATCTTCGCTTCAAGGATGTTGACCACGGCCAAGTCACCCTTGTTTGCGGCCTTCTCAACTGCGGACAGAATGATGGGCTGGGTGAAGTTGCTGTATTCAAACTTCGCCGTCTGGAACGGGTCCGTGACGGCCATGGATACAGGTTCAAACCCGTTGGTCAGTTCCGTGATGGAGCTGTGGTCCCCAAAGATGACCGGCTGTTCAACCCGCAGGCCGCCGGACACTTTGACAAGGTTGCCGTGGTCCTCGATTGCGCGGATAAGCGGGTGGGCAAGGAAGGAGTTGTCAACCAGCTTGTCGCGAAGGAGCTGTAGCGTGGTTGAAATAACAGACTGTGGGGCCATTTCGGGCACTCCAAGGTGTTTGTGTTTCTACGGTTTTGGGGCGTGTCCGGTGAAGCCGGGGCCGTATTCCGTAGGCTCCACAAAGGGGTGGCCCACGCATGATTGGACAGTATCACACGCGGGCGGTTGCGTCTATCGGTTGCGGTGCATGGACTTGGCCAGCTCCAACAGGTCCGCGTTGTTCATCTTCCGCATGTTGGCCCGGCCTGGTTTCCCGCCTACTGCGGCACGGCGTGGGGCGGCGGTGCCCTTCATGGCGGCTTCCTTCCGTGCCCGGCGTTCCGCGGAACGCTTGGTGCGCTCGGACTCCCGCTCCAACTTGGCCTGTTTGCCCTTGGCCGCCCAATAGGCCGTTTCCAGGTCCAAGCCCTGGTTGGCTTCCAACAGGTGTTGGACTTCTGACCGCAGGCCGTTGTCCTCCTTGAAGTCAGGGTGGGCGGACAGGAAGGTGTTGTAGCTGTCTTCCGCCTGCATGGTCTGGTATTCCTCCTGCATGGGGGCAAGGGCTTCCCGCAGGCGGCGGGACACTTCCGCTTCAATCCGTGCGTTGACGGTCTGTTCATTGAAGGGGTCATATTCCGGCACTTCCACGTCCTTCAACGTGGCGGTCCCCTTGACCAATGCTTCCCGCTCCCGCACAAAGTCCCGGCGTTGGTCTGCAAGTTCCTGTGTCTTCCGGGTGTAGTCCGCCCGCATGTTCTTCATCAGGGAGCGGATGTCCGGCGGGACCTGTGTGATTGCGTCATCCCATGACAGGTTCCGGGTGCGGGGCTTGCCGTCATCCCCCACGTCTTCAAGCTCCACATCCGCAGGTCCCGCGGGTGCGGCTTCCATGGGGGGGAAGTCACCATCCGGGGCGTGTGCGGCTTGCGCTTCCGCAAGGACGGTTTCCGCCATGGACGGGTGGTTGGTTGGGGCATTGGAAGGGGCGGTCAGTACATCAGGAGTGGTCACGTGGACTTCCTTGGGTTGGGGTTACATCAGGTCCGCGGTCACGTCATTGGCGTCAATCATCTGCAACGGTGTCCCCACACGGAAGTACCACGCGGGGTTCCATCCGGGGCCGTTGACAAACTGGATTGGCCGCCCAAACAGGCGGGAACCAAGCTCCAACACGGACACGTTCTGTATCCGTGAAATGATGAAGGTACGCCAACCTGGAAGGTCCCCCGTTGCGGACGCGGATTGGGGGTCAACATACAGGTGAAGGTACACTGTGCCGTTGGTTCCGCGCCACACGGCGTGGGGGTTGCCCACCCGGTTGCCGTACTTGCCGGACACACCTTCCGGTTGCCACTTGTCATTGTAGAAGAAGGCCACGGGGTTCTTCATGTCAATGGCGCGTTCCAGCTCCCGCATAGGGTCACCACCAAAGGCGGCCACATACTGTGCCCCGCGTGAACGCGGGATGACGGTGCGGGGCTTCCCACCGAAACCAAACGCCTTGGCAAACCTTGCACGGATGGACTGGAACGCCATGACTACCGCCGCATACGGCTAGAGAAGTCAAAGTCTTCTTCCGCCACACCTTCCGGCCCGGCCACTTCCACGTCAATGGCCACGTCCGGTTCATCCCCGGTAGGCATGTCAAGGAAGGCTTCAAAGTCCGCGTCCGCGGCCAACTGCATCATGCCGGCGGTCAGGGCGGTCAAGTCTGATTCACTCCGCAACTGGTCAAGCCGCACCGGCAGTGGCTTCCCGTAGTCTTCTGCCGCCGCGTCAATCATGGCAAGGAACCGCACCACGTCCGGTTCCAGCTCCATGACCGGTTCCGTGTACGTGTCCGGGATGATGTCCATGCCCATGACCGCCGCAACGTCCGCAACGGCCTTGGCCAAGGCGTTCATCACCTTCACGTTGATGGGCTTTTCAAAGGGCGGGACCAGGGCGGCAAGTTCCGCACCCACGATGTCATCCGCTTCCGTAGCGGCATCCATCAAGTCCTGTGGCATGTTGTCAGTTGCCGGCATGGCGGCACCGTAGTCAATGGGCATGGTCAGACTCCAACGGGACCAACGGCCCCTTCAAGGGGTGGGCCTTCCGGCAGGATGCCTTCCGGCGGTGGGGTAGCGGGTGCCGCTTCCGGTGGTGGTGGAGCTGGCACGGCCAAGTCTTCCGGGAGCTGGAACACCCTGACCATTTCTTCCAGGATGATACGCGGGTCCGCACCAAGCTGGACAAGGACCGGGGCAAGCCGTTCAAGTGACTGTTGCTTGGCAAGGTCAGACATTGGCGTGGTGCCCGCGTCCACGGCCCAATACCCAAAGTCACCGGTTAAGTCATCCGCGGACAGGATGGTGGGGCCAACAGGGTTGGGCAACGCAAGGGGTTCCGCGTCATCCCCAAGGACAACGGACAACATGACATTGTACGTCATGGCCAAACCCGTGATAACGGAATCCCGTATGCGGGCCATTCTCCCCAACTCGCTTGAAGTGTAGGCGGCCAATAGGTTCTGTTCCGTTGCCGTGGACTTGGTGACTTCCCCGCGCGTGAACGGGGCCAACAGTCCCGCGTCCCGGATGTCCATGTCAACCGTGGTGGCATAGGCCGCGATGTCACCGGGGATGGGTGCCTGTGGTACGGGCATGATGTTCCCTTCAAGGGGCATACCCGGCACAAGGTCCACTTCTACAATCTCCCCATCCAAGCCCTGTGTGATTTTCGCGGCGGCATCTTCTGACAGGAAGCCCGCCCGGACCATCCACTGCCGTGCCATACGTCTGACACCTTGCGCTTGATATGTCCGCATGACGTTCATTTCCCGGAACTGGTCAAGGGACCGGGCCACAAGGGAGTACCCGCGCAACGGCGTGTCCGGGTCACGGGAGAAGAACAGGGGAAGGATGGGGACCACAGGCCGCCCGGACGCGGACTTGTACGGAATCCCGGTGGTTTCATGGACCACTTCCCCGTCCGGCGTTTCCGCTTCCGACTGTGCCGCAGGGTCAAGCGCCCCAACCTGTACCTTGACCCCCTGGAACAGATAGTCTTCCCCGTCACCAAAGTCCGGGGACCACACCAACAGGCGGTCTTCCAACAGGTCATACATTTCCACAATGCGTACCCACCGGTCACTGTCCGGCACGGCCCCGGCATTGGAGTCCGTGCCCATCATAGTGGACTTCCCGGCAATCCCTGTGGCTTCAATCCACTTGGTGTATGTCCGGGTACGGAAGTCTTCCGCCGGCCTTCCGTACCGTTCCGCCGCTTCCGGTAGGGGCATCAGGTACGTGTGTCCCACGTGGCGCTGTTGGTCCCATGAACAGGCCGTGGCGTCTACGATGACTTCCCACGGCGGAAGGGCGGCACATGACACCCGCTTCATGGGGTCCACGTTCTCCACTGGGGCCAACTTCACAAAGGAACACGGATAGATAAGCGCCAACCGCGTTGCGTCTTCCAACTGTTCCCGGATGGTCAACAGGTATTGGTTGGCTGTAGCTTGTGCCACGTCCGGGTTCCCGCGGTCCCGCAGGTCCGGTTCAACCCGCACGGCGGGGTTTTTGGCATACAGGGAACCAAGGTAGCTTTCCACCACCGCGTATGCCTTGGGAACTTCCGTCCGCAGGATGCCGTCCAAGGTGGGGTATGTTTCCGCTCCCCAAAACTGTGTCATATACAGGCGGCGGTACTCCCGCAGGCGGTCACGCCGTTGGTCCCAATACAAATCATGTTGTTCGCAGATGTCCCGGATGTCAGACGGTTCAAGCATGGGCAAGCCTCAGAACGGCAAGGATGAAGAACGGATGCGCCTTGCACGGGAAGCGGCAATCAAGTCATCCACGCGGGTGCGGCCCGATTGTATCGCATGTGTGCGCCACGCGGCAGGTACATCCCGCAAACAACGGTAGGCAAGGGCACACGCCATAGCCGCGTCATCGTGTGACCCCTTGGGGGCTTCCGGGGCAACTTTGCCCGCGGGGATGGTCAAGGACCGCAGTTCCAACCAGGTGGGCCGGTCCAATATCTGTACCAACTGCAAGGACTCCCGCAGGGTGTCAAAGGCGTCCAACTTGGATTGAAGGCTTGTCACCCACGGCTTCCCCTTGGGGTTGCGCCACTGTTGTCTGTACCCGCAGGTGTCCAGCTCCAACAGAAACGCATGGCCGTGGTTGTTTGACTCCGCAAGGACCAAGGCTTGGTTGTAGCGGCTTGCCACTTGGATGACCCTGTGTGCCCATGCCGCGGGTGTGACCCTGTTGTCCCGTTCCGTGAACACCACCTGCCGGGTGGAAACAGACACCACGCACAAGGCACTGTAGTCCCCGCCCACTCCCCCACCGATGTCAACGCCAACCACATAGCGGTCATGGTGGTGGGGTGGTTCAATCTCCCGGCCATGCGTGTTGCCATGCAGGGTGTGTTCCACCACGTGGATGTCACCCAACAGGTCATCTTCAAAGTACCCGCCTTCCCGGTCAAGGAAACAGTCATCCATGCATCCGGGGTACTCCCGCCGGAACTTGTGGGTTGAACCAATGCGCTTTTCCGTCCGCCTTCTCCAGTGGAGCTGGCCAAGGGACAGGTGGTATTCCCGTTGGATGTCCTTTTCATAGTCGGTCAGGGTGGAGCGGAAGTCCGCGGGCACCATGTCCGGCCCGTCTTCATACGCGGGGTGTTCCCACCACCACATGGTCAACAGTGCCCACCCGTTTTCCGGGGCCGCCCGCACCATCTGTGAGAAGAAGTCCGCCGGGTTGTTTGCGGTGCTCTCCACCATCAACAGACCTTCCCCCACTGCCGCGTCCATCTGTGCAATCGTTTCTTCCAGGTCCGGGGCAAAGGCCGCTTCCGATAGCACCGCCGCCGCAGGGACAAAGGACCGCAGGCCGGTGGAAGACCGGCTTGTGAACGCTTGCACGCTTGCCCCGGTGTCATCGTATTGAACACGGGAGCGGGCCGCGGTGCGGATGGGGCGCTGTAGAAGCGTGGGCGGGTCATGCAACCACCGCCGGCAGTCATCCAACAGGGCCGTGGCACTATCGTCCCGCATGGACACCACGGCGTGCATGGCTTCATGTCGGGTGGTGTAGGCCATCCAGTGCAACACCATCTTGCACCCGGTGGTTGCGTATACCTGCCGGGCCTTGACGATGATGATGCGGCGGTGCCCGTCCTGTACCGCCTTGAATATCTTGGCCTGCATGGGGGAAGGCTTGAACGGCACGGGCCGCTTGGAGTCCTTGTCCTGGATGTGGTGAAGCCGGGAGAAGGCCGGCAGGTCACCAAGCATGGTTCCCACGTCAAACGCCAACCAGGGCGGGACACGGCCCGGCAGGAACGGCCCCGCGGTCACTCCCCAACCAGGGTCAACACGTTCCGCAGTTCCGCAACTTCCGGGGCGTCTTCTGCCGGGACAGTGTACCCGCGGGCAAGGTCCAACACCTTGAAGGCGGTGTCCATCACCACCTTGTTTGGCTTGGTGGTTCCCCGCAGGGCACGTTCCACACAGG